ATGGGCACCATCACTACCCGCAAAAGGAAAGACGGGTCTACCACCTACGACGCCCAGATCAGGATCATGCGCAAGGGCGTGAAAGTCTATCAGGAAAGCCAGACCTTCGATCGGAAGACTACGGCGCAGGCCTGGATCCGAAAGCGCGAGGCCGAACTGCACGAGCCGGGCGCGATCGAGAAGGCGAACCGGAGCGGGGTGACGGTCAAGCACATGGTCGAGAAGTACCTGGACCAGTACGAAAAGCTCCGGCCGCTGGGAAAGACCAAGCGCGCCACCTTGCTGGCCATCAAGGAAACCTGGCTGGGCGATGTCATCGACAGCGAACTGACCAGCCAGAAGCTGGTGGACTACGCCATGTGGCGGATGGAAAAGGACGGCATCCAGGCGCAGACCGTGGGCAACGACCTGGCCCACCTCGGTGCCGTGCTTTCAGTGGCCCGGCCTGCCTGGGGGTATGAGGTCGACCCGCACGCCATGCCCGACGCACGGAAGGTGCTGCGCAAGATGGGCGCGGTCACCCGGAGTCGCGAGCGTAACCGGCGACCGACGCTGGCCGAGCTCGAAAAGATCCTGAAGTACTTCGAGGAGATGCGCGACCGCCGAAAGCAGGAGATCGACATGCTGCGGGTGGTGCTGTTCGCGCTGTTCTCCACTCGTCGGCAAGAGGAGATCACGCGGATACGCTGGGACGCACTGAACGAGAAGGACCAGTCTGCCCTGATCACCGACATGAAGAACCCCGGCCAGAAGTACGGCAACGACGTTTGGTGCCACCTGCCAGATGAGGCGTGGCGAATTCTGCAGTCGATGCCGCGCGTGGCGGATGAGGTGTTTCCGTACAACTCGAAGTCGGTGTCCGCCTCGTTCACCAGGGCCTGCAACTTCCTTGAGGTGGACGACCTGCACTTCCACGACCTGCGTCACGATGGCGTCAGCCGGCTATTCGAAATGGGGTGGGATATCCCGAAGGTGGCCTCTGTGTCCGGTCACCGGGATTGGAACTCGATGCGGCGCTATACGCACCTGCGGGGGAATGGCGATCCATATAAAGGATGGGAATGGATCGAGAAGGTGATAACGGGCCCCGTGATCGAGGCCCAGAAGAGGATCACGAGACGCGTCGAAGACCGCGACCCATGAGCTTGTCGTGCTCGGTCTTTGCCTTGGCATGCTGAGTATCGAGATAGGCGGCCAGGTCGTTCAGATGTACGCCCCGGGCAGACTTCTGGCTGCTCTCCATGCAGACCAACGGTAGATTGATTTCGCCGCGGGCGACCTTGCCCTTCATCTTCTCCGGAGTCAGGTGGCTGAAGTAGTCGAGGCACACGCGCTCGAGCGGGATGATTGCCTGGCCGCCATATTGGGCCATGAGCAGGAAGTAGGTGTTCATGCGGGCCTCCTTAGGCCTGAAATTGATAACCGACCTTCGCCGCCCTGGCGGCTTCCTCGGTACGGAACATGAGTTGGGTCTTGCTGATCCGGCCATAGGCCTCGTATTCGGCATCGACCCACCAGTGGCCGAACTTGCGGTAAGGCTCTCCGAGGATCTTCGTCACGTAGCAGTCGATCAGGTTCATGGGTGACTCCTTGCTCAGTCCCAGCTGAGCTTCACGGGCATGGGCGGGATTGTTTCGAGGCTGGCCAGGTCGAGCATGGTGAAGTACCCGCCGTCCTGCGGCCGCCAGCCCATGGTGTCGATGTGGATGACGTTGCCGAGCGCCGCCGGCTTGTGCAGCGGGGTGTGGCCGACCACCAGTGCCCGCAGGCCGTACACCCCTTCTGTCTCGCCAAGCTCAATGCGGCTGCGCGACCACATGCAGGTGTTCTGTGTCAGCCTCAGCTGCTTGGCTGTCTCGGGCGCTTCAAGCGCTGCCCGCAGCTGATCCCAGGACGGGAATGGGCAGTCGGCGTGCACGACACCGACCAGACCACCGGGTGTCTCCACCTCGATGGCGATTGGTAACTCGCGGAACTGGGCAGCGAACTCGCGTTTCTCATCCCAGGCCAGGCCGGCGAACCAGGCGCCGCCGTTGTACACCCAGTTGTCCACGTCGCAGGTATCGAACCGGCAGACGTAGTCGTCGTGGTTGCCGCGCACCGGGTGGAACCATGGCTTGGCCAGCCAGTTGAGCGCGTCGCGGCACTCGGGCCCGCGGTCTACCAGGTCGCCCACGCTGAACAGCCGGTCAACTGCCGGGTTGAAGCCGGCCGCGTCCAGGGCGCCCTGTAGCCGGGTGAAGTGCCCATGAATGTCACCGACCGCGAAATCGCGCCCAGCCGTGTTCCTGGCGAAGCGCTTGATGCGCACCACCTCTATGTTTTCGAGCATGCAGGATCCTCGCCCGCACATGTCGGCGGGCTTGAGTAGTTGGGGGAGGGGTTAGGCTGGAATCAGCCGCAGCGGACGCGCGGCGAGTGGAACGCCTGCGGACGAGCTGGGCGGACAGCCTCGAAGTAGAGGTTCCACATGTCGTCCCAGGCTTCCTTCATGGTGGCGCCCTGGCCGGTGCAGCCCATACGGCGGCACCACCAGGAACCGTTCCAGTAGGTCATGCGTGCTTTCATGGTCTCGGTCCTTTGTAGATCAGGTAGGCCATGTACATCAGGGGCAGGATCATGGGCGTGCCTCCTTTCGTGATGCGATCACTGCGTCTGTGTGAATGTCCAGATCGAGGCCGTTGATCACCACGTTGTCGGGCGTCAGGCCGGCGAACAAGCCGCCGTTGTGAATGGTATCTACGTCGGCCTGGCGGAGGACTCGGTAACGCTCGGCATCCTTCCGAAGTGCCTTGATGGCAGTGGAGACGTTGCGATAGCCGAGCTCGATGGTGATGGCCTGGGCCTCGTCGAACAGCTTGACCTTCTGGTCTCGCTCCTCGGCAGCCCACCTGGTCAGCTGCTTTGCTCGGAGCCTGAGGCAGCGCTTGCAGGTGACGTGACGCCAATCGCTTGCCAACTGCTCGTCTTGCATTTCGCCTTCGGTACCGCAAAGCACGTCTTCTGGCGGGTCTTGGTCGGCCTCGGTGCCGCCATCCCACTCGTACATGTGAACGGCGCGCTTGCTCATGGCATCAGCTCCTTCGGCACCTGGACGGTATCGCCGAGCTTGGCGGCGACGATGGCGCGGGAGGCGGCGATCAGGGCGCTGTCACCGGCCTGGCAAAATTCCCCCTTGTCGGTGATCACCCAGCCGGCCCAGACGTCGTCAGTGCTCTGCGGGCAATGGAGGCTGACCATGCGTTTCTCGATCAGCGGCCCGCCAACTGCCCAGTCTTCCCAGGGGTTGAAGCGCTTGGTGTGCACGATGGCCTCGCCCTGGTACCGGGCAAACACCCGCCACGGCACGCCGTTGTAGCCGGGCGGGGCCAGCTGCAGGTCCAAGCCTTCTGCCTTGCCGATGGCCCAGCCCAGCGCCTCGCCGGCCAAGTCGGCCGTCTTCACTTCGATCAGGTCGGTCATGGCATCTGCTCTCCACGTTGGGCGGCGACACTGACGATTGCGGACCGCGCAGCCTTCCGGCGATCGCCCTGGGCATACTCGCTGTTCACCCAGATCATGGTGTCGTCAGCCCAGACAGCTTCATCCTCGCCAGAGCCTTCGACGTTGACCTGCATGCCCAGGTCAATGGCCAGCTTGAATGCGTCGCCGTCGTTGATGTGAGGGTTCCAATGCGCCCTGGTACCTGACTGACCCTTGATGCGCAGCGGCCATTTCGGATCGCTGCAGGTGCAAGGCTCAACTTCAAGCCCGGCAGCCTTGGCGGCGAGAAGCAGTTCTTCGAGTTCAGTCACAGCTGATACCTCTCATCAATCCAGCGCCCAGGCGCCAGAGCGGGTGTAGGTTCGGGTTGGGTTTCGTGCGGGGAGAGCTGGCGCTGGTTGCCGGCCTGCAGCTGGCTGTCGGGGATGCAGCTGATGCCGAACCCGTTGAGCAGGTAGCAGGTGACGCCGCGCTGGCTGTCGTGCTGCACGTCGATGACGTTCTCGGTTGCGCTGGCGCCGGTGGCCAGCAGCAGGAGGCAGAGGGTGAGGCGGGTCATGGCTGGCGCACCTTTTCGAAGTGGAAGACGACCTCGGCGCCGGTCTCGGCGATCAAACCGTAGGCCTTGGCCAGGCGGTAGATGGGGTGGTACTGGTTGAGGCTGTTGACGTGGCCGGCCAGCCAGCGGCGCCAGTCCTCCAGCTGCATGCGTGCCTTGCTCAGGTTGCAGGGAGCACAGGCCGGCATCATGTTTGCCAGGTTGTGGTTCTGCAGCTGCTCAGCCACGCGTTCGTCAGGGAGGCGAATCACCGGGGCAAAGTGGTCGGCGTGCCAGCGCTCGTCCAGGTCGTTGCCGCAATAGGCACAGCGGCCGCCGTACTTCAGGCGGACCTGCTCGCGTTCAGCTTTCTTCAGGCGCACGAGTTCTCCTTGGCCGCCATATCGCGGCAGTGAATAGAGGGGAGAGGGGTTACAGCGTTGGAGTACAGATGTTCTCTTGCAGGGCGGAGACTTCGGTGCGCATGAAGTCCGCCATTTCGCCCATCTGCTCAACGATGGCGCGCTCCTCGGCCGCTGCGGCCTTGGTAATTTTGCTCTTGCGCTTCCGGCACAGCCGGCAATCGACCATGGCCCAGTCGCCTGACAGCTCGGAGGATTCCCCTAGCCAAGTGCCGCAGGGCGCTTGCTCAAGGTCTTCCAGGTCGGTGAATGGTGCGAAATGCGTCTTCACGACTTCACCTTCGGCTCTGCGCTAGCGGGTTTGCACTTGCTGCATTTACCGCACTCGGTTCCCCATTCGTTGGGGCCGTAACAAGGCTTGCCAGCCGAAGCGCTACGAATTTCCTCGGCCAGATCCTCGGCGCCCTGCTGAACAAGGTCTGGCGTGTTGCTGAGGTATGGCAGCGCACGTTGCAGCAGCGCATCCCGCTCGGCCAGCTGTGCGCGCTGATTCGATATACGCATGCTCTGTCGCATGATTTGCGCGTCAGAGTGCTTGATGACCTCGCGCAGCTGCTCGATATCGGCGCTACCGGTAAGCGGTCCGAACGGCGTGATGGTCTTGCCAGTCGCCGCCGCATCCCTCTCTGCCTCTTCTTTGGTCCACCAGATGGCAGTACCAACCATCCAGGCTATAGGCTCGGGGTGGGGTTGCGGGGATGGCTGTGCAAGCACTTCGTGAAGCTCCCACTTGGCAGCGCTGTCGTTCGGCAGGTGCGCCAGGGTGAGGTCGATCAAGTCACGCGACAAGCTGACCATCTCTGTGTTGCTGGATCGGTTTTCTGTGGGCATGGGTAACTCCGTGATTAAGCGGCTGGCGATTGATCCAGCAGGAAGTCCATCTGTGCGGCGCCTTCGATCCAGGCTGTGTCCAGGCGCTGGCGGGCGAGGGCGGCGTATTCAGGGTTAAGCTCGCAGATGACCGATTGCCGGCCTTCCTGCATGGCAACGAGTGCGGTGGTACCGGCGCCGCCGAACGGGTCGAGCACCATCCCGCCGCGCGGCGAGCCGGCCAGGACGCATGGGCGGATAAGGTCGGGCGGGAAGGTGGCGAAGTGCGCGCCCTTGAAGCTAGCGGTGGCCACCGTCCAGACGCTGCGCTTGTTCCGCGTCTCGTCGTAGTCCACTTCATCACGGCCCGCGCGGTGCTGGGCGGTCTGCCCGTGCTCGCCTTCGGTGTATTTCGTCTCTCTGGCGAAGCTGTTGCGCCTGCTGGCACCATCCGGTGCAGACTGGGCGCGGGCCGGCTCTCGTATGGCGCCTTGGTCGAAGTAATAGCGCGGGCACTTGCTCAGCAGGAACAGGTACTCGTGCGCTTTGGTGCAGCGGTCCTTGATGGATTCAGGCATCGGGTTCGGCTTGTGCCAGATAATGTCCTGGCGCAAGTACCAGCCGTCATCTTGCAGCGCTAAAGCTAAGCGCCATGGTATGCCGATCAGGTCCTTTGATTTGAGCCCCGTGTTCGTCCTGCGCCGACCGATACCACTGTTTCCATGCATCGCAGAAACGTGTTTGCCGCTTGTAGACCCTCCCCACTTTGTATCGTTGGCATAGCTGTCGCCGATGTTCACCCATATTGTTCCGTCATCCCGCAGCACGCGGCGCACTTCACGGAACACAGCGACCAGGCTCTCGATGAATTCTCGCGGAGAGGCCTCCAGCCCGATCTGGCCGTCGACCCCGTAGTCGCGCAGCCCGAAATAGGGCGGACTGGTGATGCAGGTGTTCACTGACTGATCCGGCAGCGTCCGCATCATCTCGATGCAGTCGCCCACCAGGATGCGGTGCTGCTGGGTCATGTTGTGGTCCTTGCGTGCAGGCGCCGCCCTCGCCGGGGAGGCGTTATCGTTGAATAGGGGAAGGCGCTGGCGGGCAGCGCGGGTTATCTACTGGCTATCAGCAGAAGGCCTGGCTCAGCATCATCCGGGTCATCGCCCAGCAGAAGGTCAGGCGCCCGCAGTTCGCGCCCGATGCGGAACTGATCAAGCCGCCGCGCCACAAAATCGGATATGACTATTTCGTGGCGCGGCGCACTGAGAAAGTGGCGGGCCGCTTCAGGCCCTAATTCATGGATGCGGTGGATCAGCAGGGTCATGGCCTCGCCGTTTTCCTCGACTTCGGCCCATTGCATGATCTCGACCAGGGCCTGGCGGGTGCCTGCGCGGGCCTTCATCCGCAGCTCTTCAATGCCGGCCTTGGTCTCTTTCTTCTTGCGCTTCTCGTCACGCTGCTGCGGCGTCATGGCCATCATCGCCTCCATTTCGCACGAACGCGGTGCCCGGAGCGTACTCCAGCAGGTCGCATACCCGGTTGATGATCTTGAGCGCAGCGTCGAACACTTTGGCGTCGTCCGGTTCGCGGGCCAGGCGCTTCATGTTCGGCTGGTGCTCCAGGCAGACCTTGTCGACCAAGCGCCGGGCCAGCCTGCGCAGGTGATCGGCGCTGTCGTGCACGCGCAGGCTCAGCGCGAAGGCCAGAGCCACTTCGTCAGGCCGGTACTGACCGCCGCTGCGAGTGTTGTACAGCTTCTTGACCGGCCGATTCAGCCAGGCCGGAAGGGTTACCACTCCAGAAGGTGCTTTCTGCATGTCTGTGCTCCGTGAGGCCGCTTGGCGGTAGGTGGAACTGGTCTTGCCGTCGGCGCTGGCGGACCAGGTTGTTGATCCGCCTCATGCCGCGCGCGCCGCGTTGATCTGCTCGGTGAGTTCGAACAGCTGCTGGGTCAGGTTCTCGATGGTTGCGGCGCCGCGCACTCGTTCGGCTCGGCCCCACTGGCAGCTGCGGTTGAACAGAAGCTGCAGGTGATGCTCCAGTTCCTTCCGGCGCTGGAGCATGTCGAGGATGGTTGCGAGTGGCATGGCTATGCACCTGCGAGAGGGTGGAGCGGGGCGAACGGGATGTCGTCGTCGAAGTTGTCCGGGCCATGAGCGCCTTGTTGGCTCTGCGCAGTCTGGGTGTATGACTGATTTGCGGCTTGCCCACCGTCGCGCAGCTTGCGAACTGGGTTCTTGGCGATGTATGAGATGTAACTGCCCAGCGCAGCGGCCTGGCTTTGTCCGCCAAGGATCTCGGCCGCCATGCGTTCGGTTCCGTGCTCGAATGGCGCTGCCAGCACCATGCGCTCGCCAATGTCACCATTGCCTTTGCGATATTCCTCCTGCTGCAGGACCAGGCCGATCTTCTTGCCAGCAAGCTCGATGCAGCACTCCTTCTGCTTGGATACGACCTTCTGTTCGTCGTAGTCGTAGAGATCGAGAGGCTGGTTCTGCCAGGACAACTTCTTGACCTTCGCGCAGGTCATCAACGCATTCAGGGTCTTGTAGCCGGCGATTACCTCGCCCCGGCCATTGTGCGTGTACAGCGGCAGAGGTCCGCATTCCTGCCCGCTGTCGGAGATGAACATGATGTTCACGATCTCGGTGCCGTTCTGGTTCTGCTCGTAGAAGGCCGCTGCGATGGTGCCTGGGTATTTACCGGTCTCGGTGATGCGCTTGCCGCCAGTGTTCGCTTCTTTCGCTGCTTGGGTGTCGAGTGCGTAGGAACGTGCCATGGTGCTGCCTCCTTAGGCTGCCTGCTGGGTGATTGCGTAGTAGTTGCAGATGGCCGCGTCGACAGCAGCCAGGTCGTTGTCGATCAGGTCGTCCTCGAACATGCCCATAGGGGCCTTCGTGGTGTCCGATCCGTTGTTGCGGGTGGAGAAAAAGTTTTGGCCGTCCTGCACGACCGAGCGGAGAACGATGGTCACCATGCCTTCCAGGGTGATCTTTTCGTCCAGCATCTTGCCGATGGTCTTCATCTTGATCTGGCCGCTCTCCGTCTCTTCGGTGTGGCTCAGGATGTAGACCCGAACGTCGTCAGGGAGCTTGAGCATTGCGTCGAAGACGTCCCAGGTATGCCGGCCGATTTCGGTGAACTTGTCGAATCCGCGCTCTGCACTGCGGCGCATGAATTCGTTGGCCAGCATGTATTGGAAGTCATCGATGATGATGATCTTGCGCTTGGTCTTCATGCAGGCCCGGATGATCATGTTGTGGTCATCGCTGATCAGTGGGGTCCAGGTGTTCGAGCCTTTGAATGGAAGCGGCTTCCTGATCACCTGGATCAGTGCCACGTCTTGAGGGTTGAAGTTGCGGAGGGAAGTGCTCTTCCCGCTCCCTGACTTGCCCAGAATGAGAGATACCTTTGCCATATCTGCCTCGTTGCCTATGCGCTGTGATTGAATGCCAGGTCACCCAGGCACGGAGGTACGCTCCAGGCCCTGGCTGCGGTGGATGGTTGCGCGCTCTCGCCGCTTACGCTCCCGAAGGGGTACGGTTATCCCGAAGGCCCGCCGTGCGCCGGGTACGTGTAGTTCAGGAAGTGATGGAGCCAGCCCAGGCGCTCGCAAGCATCCAGGCAGTGCAGATGAAGAGGGTGGCGAAGCTGCCTCGCCAGAGAGCCCAGCGCCGCGCTTGCTGACGGCTCATGGCCGCACACGAATTGCGATGCGGCGACCTTTCATGGTGACGCCAAGGCTGCGAGTCAGGCTTTGCACCGATGTTTCGCGGGGCAGGCCGACCGCCTCGTTGAATGGGATGCCGAAGCTGATCACTGCCAGAGTGCGCCCGATCTGCTCCAGCTGCTCGTCAATCAGAGATTTAACCGGTGCCGTGCTCATGCCACCCTCCCGTTTGCCTTGCCCCATTGCAGATGGTCGCTTTCGACGAACCGCGTGAGGCGCTCCTTGTAATGGCGCTGCTCGGCAATATCGATGGCGCCAGTGAGGCCGGCCAGATCGATCGCAGTGTCGAGTTCGGCCCGAAGCACATCGGTGAATCGATCTCGCGCCCAGTCGAAGCGCGACTCTATGAAGGCAACAACGTCCTGCTTGGTCTTCTTGTTCATGCTGTCCTCCGGGCGGCACCTGAGCCGCACATGGTTTCCATCTTGTCGAGAGCCGAGCCGATCACTCGGCGGCTTTCTGCCCGCTGGCGTTCATCGCGCTCGCGGATCATTGTGTTCCAGGCCTCGTTGTTTGCCCGGGCCTGCTCCGAAGTCATATGGTCAACCCACGACGAGTCACCAAAGAGCTGGTACTGGCGGTCGATCTCGCGGGCCTGGGCACTGTCTGCGTAAAGCTCATGCTCGCGAGCCATGGTCGCCTCCAGTTATCCGATTTCGTGTTCAGCAGCCCACCAGCCACACTGCCAGTCGCTGGACTTGCTGTGATTCATTGGCTCGCCGTCTTGGCGGGCGTCGTAGCCTTTCTGGTATTCCTTGCTGTGCTCGGCCATGGTCGCCTCCAGGTGGTGGGTTACTCGGTGGGTGGGGAAGGGAGGGGCTGTTCGCTCGCATAGAGCCGCCTCAAAGCGTTAGCTACACGCTGGTCAGCCTGTTCTTGGGCAAGGATCTCAGCCTGATCGCGCTTGAAACCGAGCCAGACTGAATGCGCCTCGCCTGGCGTTGCGTAATACCCAAAATGGATTCTTTTCCCGGTGATTACGCAGTGAGCCCGTGATCGGTATTTCTGTAGCTTCGGATCGAAATCGACTCCAGGAGGAAGGCCATTCTCGTTTTTTGCGCTCTTGGCGAGCTCCCTTACCATGCAGTTGATTGATCGACTGATCAGGCAGCAGGTGTCAGGTCCGTAAACCTTGTTGCCCTTAACCAGCAGGTCTTTGTCTACGTCCTTGCCCTGCCAGTCTTGGCTTTCAATCCAGCTCTTGAATGCGCTGAATCGGTGCCACTCATTGGAAACAGTGCAGCCTTCGTAACTTGGCCTGCTGGATCTGCTCTTGGCGTCGTAGCACCGCCTGAGAATTGCTATCCACTTGGAGTAGATGGGGCATATGTACTTCAAGGTGATCTTCCCGTTTTCGCTTCGAGACGGGGATACCACGTAGTCGGCGTCGTTCACCCCAACGCCAAAGACAAGTCGGTGGCTCATGTAAACCTCTGAGCTTGAGTGCTCCTCAGGCGGGTGACCAAACCCACCGTGAAAGGTGGCCTGGCGCCTGCCAATGCAGTCGAAGTGAAGGGAAGGGGTGATGCAGACGGCCGTTGGCGAAACGCCTACTGAGGTAGGTAAGGACCGATTCGGCGTGGTGCCCTGGCTATCAGGGCCGTGCATCTGCATCGGTGAACGATCTGCGGATGGAGTCGAACCACCCAGGAACACCGGTATCAGCGGAACCGCCTGACAAGGGTCGGCCCTTGATGGGATCCCCGGCGCCGGGGAGAGCCCTACTGAACTCAACAGATCGCTCACCAATGCAGCCTGCGATGGGGAGCAGGCATCGGGCAGTTAACGTCAGGCTGACGTGTCGCTGGTTGTTCAGGCGTGGTAGCTGAGCACGGTGTGAATGTCGTGCACTTCGCTGATCTCGCCGCACTCCAGCTCCTCGACATGTTCTATGTACTCATCGACATTGCCTTGGCGGTCCAGGGTGATGATTGCGATCTCGGTCACGACGCGGGTGATCTTGGCCTTCACGCGGCGCGGTTTTTGTTCTGGCATCGTCTTGCCCTCCAGGTCGGTTGATTTCAGGTTGCAGCGAGCTGATTCGCCCTATCCAGCAGGGCTGTGCAGACACGCTCATCGAATCGGTCAGTGGTGCGGTACTGGTCGACTGCCTGCCGGATGACCCCGGCTTTGGCGTTGGCCCAGGCCCTGTGCGCTTCATACGGGCAGTCAAAGCTGCCGACACTGGTCCGACTGCCGTCTAGCCAGTGAACTCTTGCCATGAATGGCTTGCCGCGCCGAGTGCGAGCTACGCCTACAGGCAGCTCACCGCGCTGGGATGGCCTGTCGATAGCCAGGTTGTTCAGGATGCTTGGCACGAACACCGACGTTTCCGGTCGGTAGATCTTCTCGCCGGGACTCAGGATGTCTTTGTCCAAGTGGTTGCCATGCCATGGCTGCTGTTCCATCCACGCCTTGAAGGCGCTGAACCGAAGCCACTGCTCGGCTACGTGGCATCCTTCGTAGTGGCGGTCATCGCGCTCACCGAAGCAGCGCCGGAGAAGCCCTTTCCACCTGCTGTAGAACGGGCAGTTGTGATAGCGGGGCAGGTCGTTGATACCGACCCCAAGAACCAATGCTCTTCCCATAGAGATCTCCTGTGCATCAAAGCCGCCTCAGTGAAGTGGCTTTGATGCCGGCCCTGTCGCCAAGGCCAGCCAGTGAAATCGGTGTTTCTCCGCACCCGCTTACCAGGTCATTCACTCAGTTCGGTCAACACCTCGTCCGCCGTCGCAGTGGGCTGCGCGTGGGCAGGCTTTCGGGCCTGTCGGATCGCCGGTCGCCGGTAGAGGCAAGTGCGGTTTTGTTCATCGGTTTACTGACCTCCCACCGATGGAGCCGGGAGTGACCTAACCGGCTGGGCCGGGTAGTCGGGCATGGCGCTGGTTGTTAAAGAGCGGTGAGGCTTGAGGGCCTCCCGAGGGGCTGTGTAGCGCCTCGATGGGATTGAATTTATCTGCGCGATAAATCAGTGTCAATATCAGTTTGATAAATTTATCTCCTGCCGATGATCGGTTCGTTTATCAGGGTGATTTTCTCGGGACGAAAAAAAGCCCGCACATGGCGGGCTTGATGGGTTATTTGAGGCTAGAAGAACGAAGCGCCCCAGAAAACTCGACCGATGATGGTGATTTCCTCGGCCACCAGTTCGTCGGCGGTGTACTCCTCATCGGGATGCTCGTCGCGGTTGAAGCTGCGCAGGCGCAGGCCGCCGCGTGGAGTGCGGTAAAGCTGCTTCACCCGGACGTGCCCGGCGTGATTCAGCGCGTACATCTTGCCGTCGACGACATCGGCAACCTTGTTCTTGGACCGATCCACGGCCACGGTGCCGCCATTTTGCAGCACTGGCTCCATGGAATTGCCCGAGATCGAAACACACACCGCCTGGTCGGGCTGAACGCCCATGTTGCGCACGGTGTACTTGCCGAAGCGCAGCTTTCGGGTACCGCTTACTTCGATCACTGTCTTTCCGCCTCCTGCAGACAGCTCAACTTCCTTCAGGAATGGCAGTTCGATCTCGTCGTCATCCAGGGGCGTGTCATCGGCCCATTGGTCAATGCCTTCGGATTCGATCCTGGCGTTCGGCTCAACGAACCTCTTTCCAGCAGCATGGTTGTGTGGTTGATCCAGCCAGCCGTGCTCAAGCCCTGCGGCAGCTTCGATCTTCCTGGCCAGCTGTGGTCCCAGGTTTCTCTTAGGGTTTGGTGAAATGATCAGGCTGATAACGGACGGCGCCGTGCCGCACGCGGCGGCGAACTCGGCCTGGGTAGGGTAGCGGGCCGCAAGGGCTCGCAGGTTCTCGCGTCGAATGGTGTTGGTATCCATGGGCGGATGATCGCCGCTTTTATCCATCTGATAAATAACCTTGCAGATCAATCATCGGTTGCCTAAAAATTATCAGTGAGATAAATTTGGTTTATCTCTCGGAAAGGTAACGAAGATGAAGACCCCAATTCCTGAAATGCAGACCTGGCTTTCCGGCGCCAGCGCCGATGAGCGCCAGCGCGTGGCCGATGCTTCGGGTATCTCGGTCGGCTACCTCTGGCTGATCGCTGGCGGCCATCGAAAACCATCCGAAGACGTCGCCGCAAACCTGCACAAGGCTACCGACGGCCGCGTCTCGGCTTTCTCGTTTTTCCCGAAGCTGGCAGCGATCGCGGCAACCGCCGCTGAATCTGCCGCTTAATCAATTTCATAGCCGCAAGGAGCCATCCCAGCATGTACCAAGACCCCAGCCAGAAGCGCGCCATCCCGGTGAAGGTTCGTTTTGAACCAGTGCTTGACCGGATCCTCCGGAAGGCTGCGAGCAAAACACGCATGCAGCACGCCACCTATCTGTACGAAATCATCGAGTGGGCCGTAGCCAACGGCGTTATCGAGGAGCTGATGCAGGACAAGCAGCAAGAAGATATCGCGGGCTGAAGGCCCTTTGGAGGCCTAAATGACCGTGCAGCTTGATCAGCTGCCGCCTGATGTGCGGCAGCGAATAGAGGGGCTGATGAGGGCAAATAACTGGGATTTCAGCACAGCGATGAACCAGGTGTTCGAAGCAGCTGTTGCCAGTGGTGCTCTTTCAGTGGTTGGCCGCCGTAAGGCCAAAGTCCTGCAGTTGGTGGCCCCAATGAGGGCCTCACCGAGGGACTCTTCAGGGTAGGGCAGAGGCCCTCTCTGAATTACAGGCACAAAAAAGCCGGGGTTGCGGCCCGGCTCTCTGCTTCACATAAAACTCTTGAGGTGAATTATGCATCTGCAGGAATCCAGTATACAAGCCCCCTCGAATCTCGCGCCACAAAACGCGAAGTTCGATTTCGTGGCGCGCAGCATTTCACTCACCCTTGGAGGGGTGAAAATCAAACAGGATATTGAGGGTCGGTACTGCCTCAATGACCTGCATAAGGCGGCCGTGGCCGATGGAGCGAATAAGCGCACCAAAGAGCCAGGCAAGTTCATGGCTACAGAATCCTTCACCGAAATGGTGGCTGAGTTAACTACCCAAAATCCGGGTAGTTTGCCGGTCGTCACTATTGAGGGCCGCAATGGCGGCACCTATGTCGTAAAGGAACTGATCTACGCCTACGCAATGTGGGTGAACGCCAAGTTCCACCTGCACGTGATCCGCACCTTCGATGCAGTGGTTGTCGGGCACATCCAGCTGGTAGAAGGGCGCCAGGCCCGCGAGCGCGCACGCCTTGAGGCTCCAGCCCTGACCGATGCTATCAAGCATGGTCGCCTGTCTGTCGGCAAGGAAGTGAAGCACTACCACTTCAGCAACGAGTTCGACCTGATCAACCGTATCGCACTGGGCATGCCATCGAAGGCGTACCGGGCAGCGCATTGCATCAGTCCAACCGACTCGATCCGTGACCACCTGACCCCATGCGAAATCCGCTGCATTGAACACCTGCAGCGTGTCAACGCGTCGCTGATTGACGTTGGAATGCCTTTCGAGGCCCGCAAAGAGAAGCTGAGCCAGATCTACATCCAGCGTCACAGTCGTGCGCTGCTGTCCGAAATCAAGCGCCTGGAGTTTTGAGCATGAAGACCTATCCGCTTGATATCGAATCAGTTGGCGAAGACACCTACATCGTCATGAGTCGCGGACACCACGAGCTGGAACTGTTCATGGCCGAGGCAGTTAAGGAGCGCCCGCGCTGGTGCCTGGGCGGCCCTGAGCACGTATGGGTCAAGACGGTTCCGGGGCGTGGCACCTATGCAAGTTTCTACCACTTCGTGCCGGAGGGTACGCGCGGCGCCTGGCCGGCAACCTACTGTTATGAGTATGGCGATGGCTACGAACGTTACAACGCCATCCAGAACACCAAGGAGGCCGAATGATGGCTCGCATCCGCACTATCAAGCCTGAATTCTGGTCGAGCGAGCAGGTGATGTCTTGCCGGCCCCTAGCTCGCCTCCTATTCATCGGCCTTTGGAACTTCTGCGATGACGGCGGCAATCACCCGCTGGCCGCCCGCACTATCAAGGCCCTGGTCTTTCCCGGTGACGACATCACCACGGAAGAGGTGAGCTCGCTCCTTGGCGAACTGGAAGGCGCCGAACTGACTCGCAGCTACTGGGCAGCAGGCAAAAACTACCTGCACATCTGCGGATGGAAGCACCAGAAGATCGAGAAAAAGAACTTCAAGTACCCAGCGCCGCCAGCAGAAATCGACGATGAGTCGGAGAGTGGTCGCCGACAATTCGCCGAAGAGTCGCCGACCGGTCGCCGACCGGTTGACCCCGGAAGGGAAGGGAATGGAAGGGAAGAACACAACACACAACGCGCGGGCGAGGATTCCGGCGTTGACCCAAAGCTTCCGACCGAGATGGATCTTGAATGGAAGCCTGACGACAAGCTGCTGAAGGCCTACGCCAAGCGCATGGGCATCCCTGTCGACCTGTTCACCGAAGAAGCCACCGCCGCGTTCGTCTGCCACTACTCGGCATCTGGCCGCTGCGAGACCCAGGCCTCCTGGGTGAGCCTGCTGGTCAAGTGGGTGAAGCGCGACATGGCTACCGCGAGCAATGTTCGCCCGTTCCCAGTGAAGCGCCAGGCCAATGGACCGGACTTCAGCGACACGTCCTGGGCTGACGACTTAGGTGGCCTATGACCGAACAACCGAAACTGCGCAGCGTCACGCAGATTATGGCTACGGCCCGCAACCTGCCTGCCGAGGCGCAGGCACCGGCCAAGCAGCTGGACCCAGGCACCACCGAAGTGGTCAACGCCCTGTTCAAGGAGCTGCAGGCCATCTTTCCGGCGTGGAAGCAGGCCTGGCCGGACGACGAGGCCCTGAAGGCTGCCAAGCGCAGCTGGATCAAGTCGTTCGTTGCCGCGGGCATCAACACGCTCGAACAGATCCGCTTCGGCATCCAGAAATGCCGGGTGCTGGGTACCGACTTCGCCCCGAGCAGCGGCAAGTTCATCAAGCTGTGCCAGCCGACCCCGGAAGAGATGGGCATTCCGCCGCTTGCGCGGGCCCTGGCAGAGGCTCTGGAGAACTTCCACCCCAGCAGGGCAGGTTCCCGCACCTGGTCACACGCAGCTGTGCGCCACGCGGCCCTGCAGTGCGAGGCGCAGAACCTAGGGTCGATGGAGGTGGAGCGGGCCGAGAAGGTGTTTGCCCGGGCCTACGACATCACGATCCGCATGCTGGTCGCCGGCGAGCCGTTGGGCGATATCGCCACCGGTATCGGCCACGACAGCCAGAAGAGCGCCGCACAGCTGGCAGACGAGTACGCCAGCCAGAAGCAGGCCCGCCTGCTCGAAGTCCAGCAGGTTCCCACTGGCGCCGCCGCGTGCCGTGCACACCTGTTGGCCAAGTTGAACATCAAGCGCGCCGGGCAGCCGGCCGGGGAGGGGGTGTGAAGACCGCCATGACCGTAATCCTGCTGCTGGCCCTATCCGGCTGCCAGGTCTGCTGTGACGCCCAGGGCGAGAGCTGCGCGGCTCGCTGCGAGGTGAAGCCATGACCATCGACATTTTCAGGAAAGACCTGATCGTTGAAGTACTGCACATGGGCGAAGGCGACGAGACATTCATCACAGCGATCAGCGGGCGAATCACCGTGGAGCGCCTGCAGGAGATCGAAAAACAGATGGCGGATGGGGAGGCCTTCGAGAAGGGTGCCGGATCTTATGTGTTCGATTGCGCTTACTTCCCAGGTCAGTACGGAGAGTTCGGTTATTGCGAACTTCCGCCGTGCTGGGAGTTGACCCCTATCGGTTTCGTATCCCTTGAGCAACTGGCCCTTGAAACGGCTGTGGAGGACGACGATGACTGACTTCCTAATGCACAGCATGGCCGACGCCAACCGCCTGCTCGGGATGCTCCAAGCCCAGGACTTCACCAAACCTAAGTTGATCGTCATCCGCGACGAGAAGCGCCCCGACGTCTGCAACCGGAAGATGTGGGCCATGCTCCGCGACGTCTCCCAGCAGGTGGAGTGGTACGGCCGCAAGCTCACCGACGAGGACTGGAAGCACATTTTCAGCGCAGCGGTGCAGAAGCAGGACGCGGTGCCGGGAATCGACGGTGGCTTCGTCGTCTTGGGCGTCTCGACCCGCAAGCAATCGCAGAAGTGGTTCAGCGACCTGTTCGAAGTGATGCATGCCTTCGGCGCCGAGCATGGAGTGCGCTGGACTGAGCCGGATCGGTGGGGAGGGCAGTACTGATGAGCCATCAATTCAAGCCGGGCGACCTGGCGTTGATCGTCGGATCAAGGAGCGCTGACTCACCAAATGTTGGAAGGGCAGTGGAGTTGATTGTGAAGCTGGCCGCTGGCGATAGTTTCGATGCGCCGAACGGGTTGAAATGCTGCAACGCCAGTGGGCATGAAGTTTGGGTGGTTCAGGCAGATGGCATAACGGCAATTTCCAATGGTGTGCGCAAGGATATTGGCGGCATCTGCCTTGTCAGGGAGTATTTCTTGATTCCATTGCGCGGTGATTTCGAGCCCGAGCAGCAGAAAGCCAAGGAGGCCGAGCCATGCGCGTAGCCGAGATCAAGCCGAAGAAGTGCAAGGCACCAGGCTGCGGCCAGCGCTTCAAGCCGGCCATGTCCACGCAGAAGGTATGCAGCATCGCCTGTGCGCTGGCCATGTCGAAGGATTCGAAGGTACAGAAGGTCGCGGCCAAGGCCATCACCAAGCAGGCGCGCCAGGACCTCCAAGAGCGCCGCGAGAAGCTGAAGACCCGCCGAGAGCACATGGCCGAGGCCCAGACCGCGTTCAACGCTTACATCCGCGAGCGCGATGCCGGGCTGCCGTGCATCAGCTGCGACTCGCTGCCGAGCGATCACGACCTCATCACCGGCAGCCGCTGGGATGCAGGCCATTACCGGTCGGTGGGCGCCTGCCCGGAGCTGCGGTTCGAACCGCTGAACGTCCACCGCCAGTGCGTGAAGTGCAACCGGAACCTGTCCGGTAACGCGATCGAGTACCGCATCCGGTTGGTGAAGCGCATCGGCGCAGAAGCCGTGGAATTCCTCGAAGGGCCTCATAAGCCCCAGCGCCTGACCATCGAAGACCTGCAGGCCATCAAGGCCCTGTACAGGCAAAAACTCAAAGACCTACGGAGGGCAGCAGCATGAACTGGACTTGGCTTGATACCGCAAAGGTTGTTCTGGTCGTTCTGGCCGTGACATCGACCTGGTGCTTGATCGCTGCCCGAGAGATCGAGTTGCGCCGCAAGCAGCAAGATCGCATTCGCTGAACTTCATACGCAGAACTACGCAAGGGGGCGTGATGAAGCAGATAGACACAATCTACCTTTTGACCCAGTGGGGCATCTGGCTGCGCTACGGCGATGGTATTCCTCGGTACGTGTCTCCGCAGTACGCCCTTATGCGTGACAATGTTGAGCAGGTATCGTCGTCGCCTCGGGCGGTGATCTCCGAAGACCTGTGCATGACCATGGATGGGATCGTAGTCAGGCTGATGCTGCGCAACCAGGAGATGGGCGATGCCCTGGCGATTTACTACAGCTGGGGGATCAGCTACGCAGCGCTCGGGCGCACCATGGGTATCTCGAAGACTCGCGCCGAGTCGCTGGTGAAGTCGGGCGAGGTTTGGGTTGATGCTGTTCTGGATGATCGAATTGCAGCTGCAGCTTGA